CGCGCGGCGTTAAAAAATTTTTGGACACACAAAAGGTGGATTCGGCATGATAGAAATGATAGAATTGATAACCCATTGATAACACAAGAGAATATGCTATCTTTTTTACGAGAAGTTATCATAAAATGTGATAGACCAAATAAGTTCCCCCCGCGCATGTGGACAAGATTTTTCTCTGTGGAAATAAAATTTTTCTTTGGCTAGAATGCCTTACTGGGAAATTCAGAACAGAAAGAGAACATCGTGAAGGATCGCAAGCAGACCCACTATGTGAAGACTGTCGCCCCTCCCAAGACTAAACTGACAAAGCTTGAGTCTGGGCTGACCCAGATGCAGGAGGACTTCTGCCGTAACTTCGTCTTCGGTTTCATGACCCAGACCGAAGCGGCAGAGAAGGCGGGGTATCAAGACGCCGCCGTCGTGGCCTCCCGTTTCATGAACGGGCGCGACTTCCCGAAGGTGATCGACCGGATCCGTGAGCTTGAGAAGAGCCTCGCGAAACAGCATGAGGTTACATACGAGAGCCACATCACCCAACTGGCTCGCATCCGTGATCTCGCCATTGAGCAGAAGGCTTTGGGACCGGCGGTCGCCGCAGAGAAACAACGCGGCATGGCGGCAGGCCTCTACATCAGCCGCTCTGAGATCCTTGTGGGCAAGATCGACCAGATGTCTCGTGAGGAAGTCCTCGCGGAGCTTCAGAAACTGCACGAGCAGTACCCTGCGTTGAAGCAGGCGATGCTTCCCCCGAAGGAGATCGACCTTGTTCCAAACCGAAAAGAAGATGTATCAGTCCTTGAAGAAAGCGACGGAGACGACGATCCATTGGACAAGGGTTGAGGCGTGGGCAGGCGTCGGAATACCAGACGTCAACGGAGCCGCCCCTTTTGGTGAATTTTGGCTCGAAAACAAGGTAGAACCGCGCAAGACGATCCAACCGGTCTCTTTGTGGCGTCCCGCGCAAATTGCTTGGCAAACAAGAAGAGCGGCATTTTTTCCTAACGTGTTTAACTTGGTCAGCCGTCCACGGGCAGAGGTTGTAGAAATTTTTTCATGTTCCAAGCTACTAGATCTAGTGTCCAATGCCGAAACACCACCAGATTTAGTGCTTGCCGCGCCGGTAAAGTGGCAAAATCTTATAGAATTCTTGGAAGCGGAGATGCGCCGGTTAAGTGCGAGCGCCGGTAAAGTAGGAATTGTTTCACGTGAAACAAAAAGACCCACGGGAGCGCAGGCGCTCGACCGTGGGCAGTTGGCGGCGGAAAAAGGGGAGGCATCAACGCCGCGCCGGTAAAGTAGCACGTGCGCCGGTAAAGTATCAATGAGCAAAGGTCAGTTGTCCTCTATCCCCTCAGTGCAGGGGATAGCTGATATTACGGACGTCATCCGACCAACAAGCACGGCAAGAGCCGCACGCGTTGCCTTGGTGACGAGCCGGACAAACGTGTCCGACTGGCTCAGAGGTTTTGTGGACTGTGCTAGTCCAAGGCCACGCCTTGATCGGCTTGTCATCGACCATCGGGCTCGAGATCCGGATCATGAGGTTGTCTGGGATCACGCCGGTATAGTCCTTGACTACCTTGGTCTCGCGAGTAGGCAGCCAATGGCGAATGTGAGGCGTCGCACGGGCGACGGCGCAGATAGCGTCTAGCATTTCGACCGATTGCAAATCGCCGCTATCAAACCAACGGTGAAACGGTTCGCCGGTTTTCTCGAAAGCCTTGTTAATCTGGAAAGTAATATACGCGACCCAACGCGCCGGATCCTCTTTGATCATGCGAGAGGCCTTGTCTAGGTTGCCTGTCCATCCGGCGTTGACTGTAGGCCGGAAACTTTGAAGCCTTAGGGCATAACATTCATAACAAACCGACCCCTCTAGATTGGCAAGTTTGCCCCCTACGTTGCAATGTTTCGCCGAAATCGCGAACGTAGAGCCCGGCATCTTTCCGTTTTTGACTGAGACCTTTCCGGCCTCTTGCGCTTCTTTTAATGTGATCATGGCTTCCCCTTTCTATTGGAAACAATATATCGTAGGACAAAATCAAATAAAAGTCAACAAATAAATCGCGCGCCGGTAAACTTTCCGCGCCGGTAAAGTGTAACCCGCGCCGGTAAAGTAGCAATCGGATAGCAGGCGACCATAGAAAAAGGGGGCTTGCGCCCCCTTCCCTTATCTTATGCCGCAGAGCTTCTTTAGTTCCGCTTTTATTGCGCGGGCTTTTTCGCCCTTCCAAGTCTGCGCGTTTGCGAGAAAGTAGAGCACGACGGATTTGCCGCTGTCCTCATAATAATTGTCTTCTATGCTGTCGAGGGACTGCATGGCGCTGAGGTAGGGCACTGCGCCAAAGTAAGGCTTTTGCCAATCGGCGCGGATCTCACGAGCGATAGTGGAAATAGAACGCATAGGCTTTCTCCCTTGGTTTGCGTTACCAGATAAATATAGGAACAGGTCAAATAAAAGTCAACAAATAAAAAGCCCCCCGCAAAAATAATTTTGCGAGGGGCAGGGGCGCGTAGGAGAAAGGACACCGCGCCGGTAAAGTATCACGCGCCGGTAAAGTCCCAATCGACCGGCGCGAAAGCAAAAAGAAAAGGCGAGAGCTTGCGCCCTCGCCTCCTGTTATTAGACTGCGATGTCTTCTTCGCTATTGTTGAGGTAGCAGACGCCGGTCTCGATAAGATCGCGTGCCATGCGACCGTAGAAGCCTTGCAAGCTCCAAACGATGCCGGTGTCGATCAAGTATTGCCACGCTTCGATGATCTCGAATTCTTCTGCTTCGTCGATGCCTTCGATAAGGCGGATCGCTGTGAACGTGTCCATTGCGCTTTCTCCTTTGCTATAGACAATGACTAATGTAGTGAGTGTTAAGTGAAAGTCAAGGAGGGGATCGCTCCCCTCCTTCTATTTATTTCCAGTAAGTCTCTATCATGACTTCAGCGGGATATCCTTGGATCCCAGATAGACCAAGTCCGAACAGGACAAGCTCCTTACTGGTTTGCTGATGGTCATTAGCAAGGATCAAGGAAACTTGTTTAAATCTCCTTGCGCCAAGAAAGTCCTTGCAGTCTTTTAAGGCTTTGCGCTTGGTAGCGTCCGACTCAAGGTTTTCGTATTCGATATAGTAGTGCATGATCTTTCCTTTCTCGAAAGAGTAAGAGAGGGGATCGCTCCCCTCTCTCCTTTATCAGTTGACCGTGATCTCGAAGCTCGCGTTGCCCAAGACCTCTTGAGCTTCTTCGCGTGCCCACTCTCTTATGTCGTCCTGAGAGTGAAGCTCGTCATTCAGTCTCTGCTCGAGCTCGTCTAGTCTCTCGCCGATGTCACCATCTATCTTGATGCTGACTGACTGCGAGCCCTTCTGCTCTAGCTCTATTATTCGAGCTTCGAGCCGACCGATGAGAGCTTCGTGAGCTTCAAGCTCTTTGACGAGTGCATCAACTACGTTCTGGAAAGCCATCTTAACGTTTATAGCTTCGTTCGTTACGTTCAAGTATGAAACGCTGTCCATTGTCTTTCTCCTACGATGTAAAACAGCCGTGTCAAATCACTATTGATTCGACCCCTCTACCTTGGCACTTTGTAAAACAAAGATCAACTTATTATTTATACATACCTGCTATGCGTCAGATGCATAGATCGCGGGTCCCTTTGCCAGAAACCGGTTTGCCGGTCGCGCGCCGGTCAACCCCGCCACCCCCCTATAATAGAGCTATGGCAATACAGTTCTTACTAAAAACACGATTTTTCACGGAAAGTTATGTGGAAATGGATCTTTTGGGGTTGACCCCGGACCCCTTTTTACAGTCTGTTTATAGGGTCCCCTATCCGGCACGGGTATTATAAAATGTTCAAGAATCTTCCATCGCAAGAAGAACTGCTGGCCTTGTTCAACTATGATCCAGAGACAGGCGACATATCTAATAAGATAACCGGCCACACCTATCGTTCGTTCAGGACCTACAGAAATTACGTATTTGTTACTATCAAAAGGCAGAAGTACTCCGCCCATAGAGTCATTTGGAAAATGATCTACGGAGAAATACCAAAGGGTATGTCCATCGATCACATTGATTTAAATAAATCCAACAACCGACTTTCAAATCTTCGAGTCGCTAACCGTTCTCAGCAGGGCTACAATCGAGCGCCCCAAGCCAATACGGTCACGGGCTATAAAGGCGTGTGCTTTGATAAAAGCACCGGAAAGTATAGCGCACGGATTAGAGTGGAAACGAAGCGGCTGACACTCGGGCTTTTTGAAAACGTAGAAGACGCCAGACAGGCTTACATCGAGGCTTCAAAGAAATATCACGGAGAATTCGGGAGATATTAATGAACAAAGGTCAGAGATCAATTCACCGCAATCGGGAGATCGTCACCGACCGCGCAGAGAACCTTGAACTTCCGGCCATCCTGATGGACGGCTTCGACGACGCCATCATTGGTACCATCATGATGAACGACGAACTTCGTGTGGTATACTCTTACCTTAAGATGATCGATGTGCTTGTGGTAAGAGACAAGATGACGGACAGCGAGGCGATGGAGTTCATCGACTACAACTGTCAAATGTCCTTTGACAACTGTCCTCTAATCGTGGACGACATCGACCTCTTCTGATGCCCATCATCTAACATGTGCCCAAGAGTGCCCTCGGCGTATGCGGAGGACGGTGTCTTTGCCAACGCCGTAAGCTTTTGCAACTACCGGGGCCGACCTGCGGTCCTCTAGGATTTGCCGGACCTCATCTTCTGTGAGTTTGGATCGCCCGTTGCGGGAGCCGACGGCTGACCGGCCATGGATCATTCGATCAATGACGTTGTCCATTTGAGTGCCAGTGGTCAGATGGCAGGGGTTACAGCACGCGGCGTTATCGCATATGTGTCGTATGACCATATCCTTGGGGATCTCCCCGCAGAACATCTCGTAAGATAATCGGTGGGTGTAGTAGTGTTGGCCTCGGATCGTTACGCTTCCGTATCCGCCGACAATCTTGTGTCCTCTAAACTCCCAGCAGTCCCGCTTGTCTTTAACGTCTACTTTTGAAAAGAACCACGCGATGTCATATAGGTCTAGGGGTTGATCGCCCATTATCCTTTGTCCTCTGACATTTATTCCTTCTGTGATATCATATCTAAGTGCTTGATGGAAATAGCGAATGATCGACGAAGAGAAATTACCCCAAGAGGTTATGGTTCGGGCCTATCAGTTAGGCGAGCGTCTTGGGGTCATTGATACAACGGCTCTGGCTCGCAAAGAGTTTCTGGAGTTTGTGAAACTCGTGTGGCCGAGCTTCATTGCTGGCAAGCATCATCGAGATATTGCGGAGAAGTTTGACGCTATTGCTCGCGGCGAGCTGAAGCGGGTGATCATTAATCTCCCTCCGCGTCATACGAAATCCGAGTTTGCGAGCTACCTGTTTCCGGCATGGATGATCGGTAGGAATCCGCATTTGAAGATCATGCAAGCGACGCATACAGCAGATCTGTCTGTAAGGTTTGGCCGCAAGGTGAAGAACCTGATGGAGTCTGAGGAGTATAAGAAGATCTTTCAAACAAAACTCAGGTCGGACAGTAAGGCCGCATACCGGTGGGAGACAGATGATGGCGGAGAATATTACGCAGCCGGTGTTGGCGGATCCATCGCAGGACGTGGCGCAGACTTATTTATCGTTGATGATCCTCATTCAGAACAGGATGCAATGTCACCGACTGCGCTGGAAAACGCGTGGGAGTGGTATAGTTCGGGTCCGAGACAACGGTTACAGCCGGGCGGTACTATTATCCTAGTCATGACCCGATGGGGTGAGAACGACCTGACGGCTCGCTTGTTGCGTCAGTCGGCGAATGACCAGAAGGCTGACCAGTGGGAAGTCATTGAGTTCCCGGCGATTCTTCCAAGCGGCAAGCCTTTGTGGCCTGAGTACTGGAAGATCGAGGAGTTGGAGCGCGTCAAAGCTTCGATTCCGCTCACCCAGTGGAACGCGCAGTATATGCAGACGCCGACCTCGGATACGGCGGCGATCATCAAGCGCGATTGGTGGAAACCTTGGAAGAAGGGAAGCATCCCGCCTTTGCAATATGTAATGCAAAGCTACGACACGGCATTTCTTAAAACCCGAACGGCTGACTTTAGTGCGATCCAGACATGGGGTGTCTTCTATCCTTCGGAAGGTGGACCGCCGAACGTGATCCTCCTTG